CCACTAGAGGCCCTAGGTATTACGTCCTAGAGCCACCCACCGGTGATTAACCGGATTCGGGGTTACCACCCCGTTTGTCGGCCAAATAGGCCTCTAGTTCTGACAAGAACCAGAGTTCTAATTGGGTCACCATCGCTCGATTTGGGCGCCTACGGTAAACCGTAGACTCGATCATTCGCAAAGAGGTTTCCACACCATCTTCGTGAATTCTATCGCGCGTCCAAGTTATTGACAACCAATGACGGTAGCCACCAAGTTCGGTCTCAACGGTTTTGTTGATCGCCTGGAGCCTCATACGAGGAAAGTCAGGCGTGACCAAAGCAAACTTGAGGTCAACATCACGGCCACCCCAATACTGAGGAGGAACTAAATCCCGTAACCACAGCCAGATATCTTCGACCCTAGGGTCGAGGAATCCAACAATGTGTACAGGTAAGTGCACGTCAAGAGCAGCCCATTTTCGTAGGCTGTTGGCTGTATGGATTACATCCAATAAAGTCTCTATCGGTTTCCTCAAGTAGAAAGGAGTTATGTCGCGTCCACCGTAATAGTGGCCGCCGCAAGATTCACGAAAGGGCCCTTCAAAGAAGGACTTATCCGGATTTGATTGAAACCCAAATACGGATAATACCCAAACGAGGTCTTGCGCCATCTGTGAAGGAACGATAATATCGTCCCCATAGACGGATATGACACCTGGGACGCCTCTGAAATAGGCTGTAGCTTTACTAAGAGCCCAAAAGATCAAACTTTCAAGCTCAAAAGTAAAACCATTGCCCATCGAAGAGAACATCTCATTCCGATGGAGTTCATCATCGATCCACGTGTTTTCGCACCGAAGTGCGTCAAGTAACGTGAACCAAGGTGTCGGTAATAGCAGGAAGACCAACGACGAAGTAACGGAATCGCTAGCAGAAGAAAGATCAAGAGTCGCAAGCGACCCATCGATCGATCCACGTTTAGCTAAATTCCGATTTCGAGATTGATCATTCAAGTCAATACCGACACGCTTAAGGCACCGACGGATCTCTCCGCCAAGTCCCTTTTGCATGAACATGTTCAGATCGGGCTCTTTACAAGCACAACGATCTATATCGGTTTTCTTTGGCACTGTGAACATCACATTACCTTCAACAACCTCGATGTTCTCAAGGCTGGAGTCCCACCCGGGTATCTCCGGAGCTAAGTCGCTCCAAAGACTGAGGGCAGCACTGGTAACATGTGCTTTCCCGACGT